CCGTCTGGAGGTTCACGACGTAGCAGTAGGGCGTCAGACCGGGAACGGGCGGGATGGAGACGATCGCCATGTTCTCGGCGGGCCACTTCAGGATTTCCCACGGCTGGGCGTCCCGAGTGGTGGCGTCGAACTTCCAGGCCGGCTCAATATTCCGCGTGACCGCGGACAGGGTGAGCGCTGCGCTGTCCTTCGTCAGCACCTCGGAGAGCGGCACGATGCCGTCGCGGGTGCCGATGAGGAGATCACCGCCGGCGGACATCAGGCAGCGGCGCCCCATCGGCGGGGTGATGTCGTAGCGCCCCTTGATGGCCCAGGTTGCCGCGTTGCTCGGGTCGGTGCCTTGGAAGATCGCGACCTCGCCCTCGGACGAGATGAACACACACTGGTCATCGAGACCCGACCCGGTGTCGAGCGACCATGTGGCCCCGGAGAGAAGGAACCCGCCGCGCTGAAAGACGCCCGCGAGCGACACCTGCTTGAGCATGCCGCCGATGCTGTCCACCGGCAGATACCAAGCGTTCATGGTGCCGCGCTCGATGAAGAACAGCCGGTTCTTGAAGGCCCACACGTGGATGAGCTTGGTCGTATCGAGCCCCGTGCCCATCAGCGACGGCGTCGAGGAGGCCGTGATCGCCGTCCACGATGCCCCGTCGTAGAGCTGGGGCGCATTGAAGCCGTTCGTGATGTAGAGGAACTCGCCTCCCACCGTGGCGAACTGCTGGAACGAGTAGTAGCCGTCTGTCTGGCCGGTGATGTCCGCGGTCGGGGGCGTCGCCGCGTCCGTCACGTCGGTGATGTCGAAGACGGAGGTGAGGGACGCTGCGAACAGACGCTCGCGGGTCGCGGTCGAGTAATTCATCAGGCTGACGGCGGGCGTTGCGCCGACCGTCGCCACCTGCTGGGAACCACCGCGCAGCCGGGCGCCCTTCTGCGTCGGGAACCAGTTGTCGAGGATGAGTGCGCCACCGGGCTTTGCGGCGACGAGGCTCTCGTTCAGCACGAGGCCACGCACCGGAGGCGGGAACGTGTAGTTCCGCCCCGTCTGCCGGCTTGGCTGGTTGACCGCGAACCGGCGCAGCGCTTGCCTCATCGACCCAGCACCCCCGGATAAGCGATCGTCTCTGCGCGGAGGAGGCCGGCGCGGCCCACGGTGAGGATGTTCGAGCCCTTGTCGGCGCCGATCGCGTAGCCGAGCGCCTCCTCGTAGTTCGTCATGTCCTCGGCGTAGGCCTGGCCTTTGTTGGCCTTCCACTGCCAGATGATGCCGAGCTTCAGAAGGCGCTCGTCAAGCCGAAACGTGTCGTTGTCGGCCATGAACGCAGTGCTCTTTGTGGCATCGGCGGCCACGGCGACGTAGTTGGACAGGTAGTAGAACTTGACCGTGGCGCCGTTCGGGACGACAGGCCGGATGTGGATCTCGTCGCCGATGATCGTCCAGCCGCCGACCGTTTGCTGGAAGTTCTGCACCTGCATCCCGAGCCACTGATCCGTGTCGGGGTAGTGGATGAGTTTCAGGAACGGTGTGGCCGACTGCCAGAACGCCACCTTCTTCAGCATGCGCGCATAGTCGGTCGGCAGGGCGAAGCTCTCGGCCGCGCCGGTCCCGGTCAGGATCGCCAAGGCCTTGAGCTTCGTCCAGTCGTGGGTGTTGAACGCAATGCGCTGGGCCATCTCGTTCGCGAGCGCCTGGAGCTCGACATGCTCCCGCTGCGTGGACGAGAACACGGCGTCGGGCACCTGGAGCCCGATCACCGTTGCGGCCTGTTGCAGTACGCTCAGGATGGTCATGCGTCGGCCGACTTCGCGAGCTTGTCGTTGATCTCGTCCGCCATCTTGACCAGCGTCTTGTGGCTCGGATTACCCTGGACAGGATCACCGGTGGCGTCCTTGATCCACGCCTTGATGTCGGCCTTGTCGAAGCTCTGGAACGGGCTCTCTTCCTCGGGCTCGGGCTCGTCCGCCGGCTCCTCTGGCACGTTCTCCGCGGCCGCTTCGTTGGCCTCGGCGAGCATGCTGTCGCGCTCCTGAAGCTGGCGGCGCAGATCGGCGACCTCGGCGGCGAGCGCAGTCACGTCGGCCGAGCCGTTCGCCGCGTCGAGATAGGCCTGCGCTTGGTCCTTCAGCGAGCGGCCGCCCATGCCGAGCTGCTTCAGCGGCGTGCCGTCGAGCGAGGCGAGCTGCTCCGCGGTGTGGATGTTCAGCGCCTTCAGCTCGCGGCGCTTGCCCTCGGTGAGGAAGGGCAGTTCGGAAAGGGGCGTGCCCGCGAGAGACTGCGTGTTGCCGTCTTTGAAATCGCGGTACTGCTTGTTGTAGACCATGGCATAGGTCTGGACGTCGCCGCCGTTGGCGATGCTCTCGCGGGTCGCGTTCGGGTCGGCCTCGTGAGCCGGGAACACGGACACCTTCTGCTTGTCGCCGGGGAAGCGGATCTCGACCGCCTCGAACTCGTCGAAGATGGGGCGCCCAGCCGCGCGCGACGCAGCCTCGTTCGCCGAGGTGTGCATGAAGAAGCGGGGCACCAGAAGATTCTCGGCCATCTCAGGGCCTCCTTTGATCGGGGAAATGAAAAAGGGCGGCACCGAAGCGCCGCCCTCGTCGTCAGGCCTGCGGGAGCGTTATGCTGCCGCTCGTCCCGGTTCTCGTGCCAGCTTGTACCAGCCGAACCGGCCCGCCGTGTTCGCCGACATGGCGATGGCGGGGACAGCAGCAGTGCCAGCCGTGCCGCCGACCGTCGTGGCGAAGGTCTGCGGGTTGTAAGTGACGGCCGAGCCCGCTGCGGTGCCGGCGGCGCCCGGCAGGTAGACGAACTCGAACGTCGTGTTGGTGTCGGCATCCACCGCCCGCAGGATGTCGCCCACCTTCCACGGGTAGTACGGCTTCTGCGTCGTTGCGGTGACGGTGATCGGCTGCATGCCGAGGTGAGGCGTCTCGAAGACCCACTTGACCATGTTGGCGTTTCCTTATGCGGCCGGGTTGGAGTCGATGAGCTTCCACTGGAACAGCGGATTCGTCATCGTGAGTTCGCCCATGAAGCCGATGTACTGAACGACGGCGTCCTGGTTGATCGGCATCATCGAGCGGCCGATCTTGTCGAAGTTCCGCTCGGGGTGGTAGCGCATCCAGAGGTTGTCGGTGTCGAGGCCGTAGGTCGTGTTCGCCGGCATGTTCGACCCGATGCCGCCCTCCTGGACGATCTCGGCCGAGCGGCCCGCGCCGTAGTACTTCAGCGACTGGAAGCCCAGCTTGCCGAGGCTGTTCTCGTCGTTGATGCGCTGGATGGCGATGGTCGCGGCGTCGTAGGCCGCATAGTGCTCAGGGCTCATGAGCAGCAGATCGGCCGACTGGCGGCCGCGCGAGCGCTGCGTCATGATCTGGTTGAGCATGGGGCGGATGGTGGTCGAGTTGACCTGCGTCCCGATCGCCGGGAACGCCGAGTTGGCGTCGAACACCGACGTGCGCCAGAGCGGCTGGGTCGAGCGGTCGATGCCGGCGTAGACGCCCGAGTTGACGACGGTCGGGACCGCAGCCTGGAGGCCGGTCAGCTCCTTGCCGGCGAAGCGCGTGCCGTTGCCGTGGAGCGAGATATCGACCTCGTCCATCAGCTCGTTCTCGGCGGCCGCGATGTGGGCCTCCATCACGTCCATGAGCTGGTTGGTGCCCTCGTTGTTCAGGATCTCCTCGTTCGTGAGGACGACCGCGACGGCGACCATCTTGGGCGTGTACTCGGCGTCGTTGAACAGCTCGGCCGGGACCGGGTTGAGGAAGTCGTACCCGTTGTACCAGACGGCCGAACCCGTCTTGTTGTACAGCAGGCGCTCGCGAATGCGCGGCCCCGAGTAGGTCTTGAACTTGCCCTTGCGCTTGAGCACGTTCAGCAGCGCGTTGGAGTTGGAGACGAGATCCTGATAGCCGGAGGAGCGCTCCTCCAGAGCCAGAGACAGGATCTCCTGGTTCTTCTCGACGTTCGTGAGGGCCAAGTGCCCCTCCTATGGGTTCCGGCTCATCCGGCCCGGGCTACAGCCCGCCTGATGGCCTCATTGATGGACGAAGCAGGCTTGTTGATCGCGAGCGGGTCTGAGCCGCCGGATGGTGCGCCTGTGATGGATTTTCCGCCCTTCAGCGTCTGAGGCTTCAGGTCTATGGCAGGTGTGGCCGCGGGGGCCGGGGCCGAAGCCTGAGCCGGGGCCGGGTTGAACCGGTCGGCCATGGAGTAGGCTTCGGGGAGGTCTTTCGCCTTGCCGGACTGGAGGAAGAAGGCGATGTCGTCGGCAAGCTCGTCGAAG